GCCGACAGCACTAGTTTGGGCAGTCAATACGCAAGCATTGGCCGAGAGTTGGCAAACTACACCAATTTTTACTGGGATGGATACATTGCTGACGTGCGCGTGCTCAAAGGCACGGCTCAATACACCGCCAACTTCACCCCACCCACCGCACCCCTCACCGCCATCACCAACACCAGTCTCCTGCTGAACTTCACCAACGGCGGCATCATCGACAACGCGATGATGAACGACCTTGAAACGGTGGGCAACGCGCAGATCAGCACCACGCAGAGCAAGTTCGGCACGGGGTCGTTGGCGTTTGATGGAACGGGGGATGCGTTGGCGCTGCCCGCCAATGTGAATTTGGCTGTTGGCTCCGGTGACTTCACCATTGAGATGTGGGTGTATGGGGCAAATAGCGGAAGCCCAGTCGGAGGTTCATATCCACGCATATTCACATTTGGGACTGCTCAAGGTTCAGGATGTATTGAGTCTTACAACGCACTCGGAACGATGTATGTCGATATTTCCGGTGCGGGTGGTCCGATTACCTTCACGGCAAGTACGCTGTTGAATTCGACTTGGAACCATTACGCAATAACGCGCTCAGGCACTTCACTGAAAGCCTTCGTAAATGGAACTCAAGTAGGTTCTGCAACAAATTCAACCAACATAAATCTTGCCGCGACAACGCAAAGTTGGATCGGAGCGATTAGCGCGTCTGCCGGTAACTTCAACGGCTACATCGACGACCTCCGCATCACCAAGGGCTATGCCCGGTACACGGCTAACTTCACCGCGCCGACTGCGCCGTTCCCTGATCAATAAGGAGTGACCATGCTCTATTCAAAGAACGGTTCTATTCCAAAGCCCGAGACTGACGGCACCGAAGGGTGGATCAAGATAGAGGAAGCACCGACTCCCGGCCCGAATGAGGAGGTGGTGTGGTGGTATCCACCCGGATGGGTTGTGCGGCCTGTATGCCCCAACGAACCCGGCATGGCTTACAACTGGAGCCAGTCGGAGCAGAAGTGGGTTGTCACGCCCGTGGAGGAAGTGCTGCCCGTGATTGAGATTGATCTTGGCAACAATGAAGTTATCTCAATTGGAAGCGCAGCGGATACCATCTCTATGGGCAGCGCATCGGACATGATTGTGGGATAAACATGGAAGCGCAGCTTGTCTTCAACGCTCTTGTTGGCCTAGCCGCATTTTTTGGCGGTTGGGTGCTGAACAACATCACTAAAGCTATTGAGCGTCTTGATAAAGACGTACGCGATATGCCGCGCCACTATGTTTCGCGTGAGGACTATCACCGTGACATTGATGAGCTTAAAGACATTTGCCGCCAAATCTTTGCCAAGCTCGATAACAAGGCAGACAAATAATGGCATGGTCAGACGTACTCAAAGCAGTCATCCCCATCGTAGTGGCGGCACTTGCTTGGTTACTTGGGCAAGTGGCATCCTTCTCTGAGCGTCTGACTAAAATCGAAGGCTCTATGCCTGCCTTGATTACTAAAGAAGGCATCCCCACGGATAGCCCTATCTCAGCCGAGCGCAGGGCCATACAACGTGAGCAGTTGATGGTTCACATCCACGAACTGCAAGTAAAGGTCAGGCTCCTTGAGGAGCGCGAGCGCATGAGCAAGAAGTAATGGAACCCATCACCGGGATCATTGCGGCGGTTTCCGCTGCAAACTCCGCTTTCACGGTCATCAAGAAGTTGGTGGCTACGGGCAAGGAGATAGAACAGGTCGCCGGTCAGATCGGGAAGTGGTATGGCGCACTGGGGGACTTCAACAAACTCGCCAGTGCCAAGGCTAACAAGAAGCCTTCGGTATTCAAAAGGTTACTGGACGACAGCAGCATTGAGCAGGAAGCGTTGCAGATTACAATGCATCGCCAAGCCCTTCGCAAGCAAGAAAATGAATTGCGGATTCTGATCATCGCCCACTATGGTGAACGTGTTTACCATGAGATGATCATGGAGCGCATTCGGGTACAAAAGGAGCGGGAGAAGAAGGCTCGTGAGCATCGGCTTCGACAGCAGGAGTTTCTGCTAAACGTGAAATACGGCGCTGCAATCGCCTTTCTCGCCACCGCTTTGGTGGCGTTGTTTTATTGGCTTAAAGACTTAGTGAGGCAGTGATGTTGGAACTATTCGGCGGCGGCATCCTTGGATCAATCTTCGGCGGTCTGTTTCGCCTTGCTCCTGAAGTTCTCAAGTTCTTAGACAAGAACAATGATCGCAAGCATGAACTGTCAATGTTCACCTTGCAGACTGACCTAGAGAAGATGCGTGGTCAGTTCAAGATGGAAGAAAAGTACGTCGAGCATTCGACGGTGCAGCTAGAAGCGATTCAGGAAGCCTTCAAATCTCAAGCGCAAGAGGCTTCATCGTCCTACAAGTGGGTATCGGCTATGTCTGCTTTGGTGCGGCCTGCCATCACTTATGTGCTGTTCGGTCTGTATGTGGCAGTGAAGATCACCGCGATTGCTTACGCTATCAACAGCGGCGCACCTTGGGCTGAAGTGCTGAAAGAGAATTGGACGGCTGACGACTTCGGGATGCTCAACATGATCCTTACGTTCCACTTCCTTGGTCGCCCAATCGAAAAATATCAAAAGTGATCCAAGATGCCATCCAAATTTGTGCGAATGCATTGGTCAAGCCCTTTGAAGGCTACGCAAAGCGTTTGCCAAATGGTGATTGCACTGCCTATCCTGATCCTGCTACTGGCGGCGACCCTTGGACTCTCGGTTATGGTTGCACTGGTGCAAATATCCGAATGGGCACTGTTTGGACTCTTGAACAAGCTGAACAAGAACTAAACAAGCATCTGATGCAGTTCGCAATGGGAGTGTTGAAACTCTCCCCCGAGCTTGCACAAGAACCACCGCGCAGGCTTGCCGCGATCATCTCTTTCGCGTACAACTGCGGTCTTGGGAACTATCGTATTTCCACGCTTCGCAAACGGGTCAACGCAAAAGATTGGTCGGGCGCGTGCGAGGAAATCGTCAAATGGAACAAAGCCGCCGGTCGGGTAATGAAGGGGCTAACCCGCAGGCGAGAAGCTGAAGCTGCATTGCTTGCGTGATATAGAATGCGAAAACCCAAGATGCGCTAACACCTTGGGCTTTCTAACCAACAACGAAGGATGGTTCGTTATGGCTGCAAAGATTTTACCCTTGGAACAATTGCAACGATTGTTCAGGTATGACCCCAACACAGGGCATCTTCATTGGGTTGCGACCGGCAAGGGTCGCATAAAGAAAAAGCCTGCGGGCACAATCGTCAAAGCCGGATATGTTGGCGTGATGATTGATGGCAAACGCCACTATGTGCATCGCATCGCTTGGGCTTTGCATTATGGCAACCACCCATCAGATCAGCTTGATCACATCAACGGCATCAAGACCGACAATCGCATTTGCAATTTGCGCGAAGCAACCAACGCGCAGAATGGAAAGAACATAGCCGCAAGGTCAAATAACCAAAGTGGCTATGTGGGCGTATATTTCAAATCAAACGCTTGGGCTTCTTACATCAAGGTCAATCACAGACAAATTTACCTTGGTAGGTTTAAAGACAAGAACGATGCCGTGGCCGCTAGATCAGCAGCCGAAAAACTTTATTTTGGTGAATGGGCAAGGAACAAGACATGAAAATTTGTGTGAATGCAATCTCAAAGAACGAAGAACAGTTCGTCAAACGTTTTTGCGACTCAGCCAAAGACGCCGACCTTATTCTGATTGCCGATACCGGCAGTACAGATCGAACAGCAGAACTTGCTGCCGAATGTGGCGCTATGGTCTATGACATTTGCATTAGCCCGTGGCGTTTTGATGAGGCTAGAAATGCGGCATTGGCGCTTGTCCCTAGGGACATTGATGTTGTAATCAGTCTTGACTTGGACGAAGTGCTAGAACCCGGATGGAGAGAAGAAATCGAACGGGTGTGGAAGTTGGGCGAGACTACGCGATTGCGCTACCTTTTTGATTGGGGACACGGCATTCGTTTTAAGTACGAAAAGATTTTTTCTAGGCATGGGTATAAATGGTTTTGTCCGGTGCATGAATACCCAATTCCTGATGTGCGTACCAATGAGGTATACGCTGAGACTGACAAGCTGTTAGTGAGTCATTACCCCGACCCCACTAAATCGCGTGGGCAGTACCTTGATTTGTTGCGTATGTCGGTCAAGGAAAACCCGCAAGAGCCTCGCAATGCTTTTTATTTTGCTCGGGAACTGACCTTCTATCGCTTATGGGATGAGGCTATAGATCGGCTCAATCATTATCTCAAGATGCCCGAAGCCACTTGGCAGAACGAACGGTGCTATGCGATGCGGCTTTTGTCAGAAGCTCATCAAGCCAAAGGCGACTTCTACGCGGCGATGAGTTGGGCACGCAGGGCGACAGCAGAAGCACCGTATACGCGGGAGCCTTGGGTTCGAGTGGCTGAGTTGGCCTATGCCTTCAACAACTGGCCGGACTGCTACGCAGCCTGCCGCGCAGCCCTCGACATTAAGGACAAAGCCGCTGTATACACGATGGACCCATCAGTGTGGACAGAAAAGCCGCATGACTATTTAAGCATCGCGGCATGGCACCTTGGCATAAAGACTGAGGCGATTGAGCATTGCAAAAAAGCTTTGGAATTTGCGCCAAACGATGAGCGCATCAAGAACAATCTCGCTATGATGCAAGCGTAGTTGCTAGTCTCTCCTCCGGTCGTTAGACCTTAGCCCCCTTCTTGGGGGCTTTCTTTTTCCACTCGGCAAGGATCACTCGCTCAAGGTACTCGCGGCCTGCTGCGCCTCGGTGCTTCTCCACACCGCGAAGATATTCCCGACGCTCTGCGAGGGGCTTGGCAAGGACATAACGGGCTTCGCACTCGGCACGAAATGCTTCAGACGCACGATAGTCTCGGCTTTGCCCGGTGGCTGATGCGTCAGAACCTTGTGCTTGTTCTTGCACATCCTTGCGCGTCTGATCCATTCTTGTGTTCGTCTTGTCTCCAAAGCTACTAGCGTCAAGCCGCATTCAGGACACTTCATTTTTGGACAACTCAAGGTCAATCATCAGGTTTCGCAAATGCGCGTGGAGCATACCAACTTCGTAATTGAGTCTTGCAATGTCATCATCGGGGCTGCGGGCTTTTGCATCATCCCTGACCCGGATGAATAACATATCAGCGGTTCGATTTGCCTCGTCAATTTGTTTTCTGAAGTCCATCATCGCATCATCACAAATCGTTCGTTTCTCAAGACTATTGCGGGCTCCATGTCCTGTGCATCTCCCCTATCTTGTCTGCCCCACCACACAAGCCCATCATGCTTAAAGTCATCAATGCGGGCATAGCGTACTTGATCAAGGTAGCCAACCAAGAGAATGAATGACAAGCCACTGACGCGGCACATTTGCTCGGCGGCGCACCACTTTCCAAAGCTCAGGCGATAGCCACCCATCTTGCCAATCTGATCAAACGTGTGATTCCTTGTTTTGACTTCAACAAAGCCAACGATGCGCCCATTCTGCTCAATTGCGAAATCAAGGTGATAGCGGATCGGCAACTTGCGAAGCGTGCATTGATAGGTTTGCTCGAAAAAGAGCGCAAGTTGGCGCTCTTTCTCAAGGTTGGCTTCAGTTTCGTATAGCGGCCTCACTTGAATATCCAAATGATTGACAAGATGAAGCCCATGCAGATGACGACGGTGCGCCATTCGCTGTGACGTTCTTGTTCAATGATCGGATAGCCGACCGTGAACTCGCATTCGGCCAATGTGCGTGGTGTCTTGTAGTGTGATGTTTTCATGGTTAAAAGGGAATGTCTTGGTCAGGGTTGTTGTCGGGATCATGGCGGCGGCCTGACCCGGAAGGCGGCGATTCTTTAAGCCTGTCGCCTGCAAAGGCTACGCTGTCAACAATGCCGGTGAGCTTGCTTTTTTGAGTGCCGTCATTGCTCTTAAAGGTACTGATATGCACATCCTTCAGATCAATAAACAGCGTCACGCCTTTTTTAAGATACGGCGCAAGAGACTCGGCACGCTTTCCAAATAGCGTTGCGTCTACCCACTGCGAAGGCATCTTGCCCGACTGATCCTTCATGCCGTAATTCCACGCAAGCGAGATGTTGGCAACAGCTTCACCGTTTGTGGTTCTTCGCAGTTCAACATCACGGCCAATGCGACCCACACCAATCAACTTCATCATTTAGCAATCCTTTCAACTGTCTTTGTTACTTCATCTAGAAACACGCTTACTTCCTTTTCAACCTTCGCAATCATGTCGTCATCCCTAGAAACTCTGACAATGATTAGCTGAAGATGATCGGGGAACCTTGGGTCATAGCTCACAAAGTCGCACCACTGGCGACCCGTGCAAGCCATTTGCCACTGCATTTGATACACATAGTCACCATCGGGCTTGCGCGTAGAAAGTGTTTTAAGGTGTTTTTTACTCTCAGGGCACTTAATTTCGATAAGCCCGTCATCCCCAACAAACCCGTCAGGTGATGCGCCTGACATGGGAATGGTCGGATGGTCGATCATCCCGACTTCGGTCACAAAGTTGCCCGTGGTCGCTTCATAGGCCGACCTAGCGGCAGGTTCTTGGTCAACGCCCCACTGCATCGCGGCATTCATAAAAGACGGTGCTTGAGCGTTTGTGATTCGCTCAAGGGCAAGCTCCATCAGATAGTTTTCCCGCGAAGCCCCGTAGCCTGTTTTTGTCTTTGCCATCACATCAGCGATGCGAGAAGCGGTGGCCTTGCCTAGACGGGCGGCGAACCATTCGGGTGTGCGCTGATCCATCATTGCCACACCTCATTGTCATCACCGCCTGATGTTTCCACTTCCAATTCACCGCCAAAGATCAAAGCGATTTCATCGAATGGAACATTTGCATCCCGCAATTCTTTTAGGATCGCATTGCATCTGTCAGCCATCGGCTGAATCTGCTCCCATAACTCTCGACCTTTGACAACAATTTCGTTGTATTCCTTTTCCAAGGCTTTTGCTTCTTTGTTTTTCATCACTTAACCCCCATCAGATTCAGGATCGCGTCCACGGTGGTCTTGTCGTAAGACCCATAGCACTCCAATTTGGCAACGGGCATCTTGGAAGTGTTTGTCACCTTAACCGTTATCAAATATTTGTCGTTTTTGTTTTTAGTTGGATCAGGAATGTCCATCCTTATTGTTTTGGGCTTGTTCATTTCAATGCTTCCTTCGCTGCATCTAGTTTTTCAACGATTCTTTCAATCGCACCACCCGGCATCATGCTCAATGCCTTCACGATCAAAGACAGCGACTGATCAATGATTTCATCGTAGGTGCCGGGGTCTGCTTCCTTGATTGATTGCAAGGTCATTCGCGCATCTTCCAAGGCATCAATGTCTGCGCTATTGACCCTCCATAAAAGGTCAATGTCTGATTGGATTTCGCTCATGCACCCGCCTTTTCTGCCGCGTTCTTCAGGGACGGCCCATGCGCTGCCCACAACGCCCGCTTTTGTCCCGTGTTAGGCATAGCAGCAAACTGCTTATTTAAGGCCGCCACGCCCTCCATTGCGGCATCCTGAAGCATAGGTAGCCACTCAGCTTCAAAAGCGGCGTAAGCGGCATCAGGACGCTTGGAAGCGGCATTCCCATCGTCATCCTCGGGAGCGATTCCGCAAGTCGCCATGAGCGAATACCGGCGGGCATAGGTCAAAGCCGATCCATAGCCCTGCGGGTCTTGCTTGGCGGCAGGAACATGGAGCTTGCCCCCGCTCATCTGCTCACCGGACTCATGCAACAGGACTGTTTCTACGATCACGCCATCCTGACATTCGTGGGTCTGTTGGATCAGGGCAATCCCGTTCGCGTTTAGCGCATCAATGACTGCCTCGACGCAGGCAGCTAGGTCGGCGTATCGGCTTTTGAAGTGGGGATTGGATGAAGTCTTTAGCGCAGGGGCAAATGCCTTTTGCGCCTTGACCAAGGCTTGTGCTATCTGTTTCATGTCTTGTCTTTCACTTAGAAGGGTGCAGGCGGTGCCTTTTCGAGCTTGTCGCGCTTTTTCTCATTGAGCAAGCGAGACAAAACCTTGGGAGGCAAAGCACCAAATGGCCAACCAAGGGGGTCTTTTTGTTTGTTGGGGGAAAGTGGTAGCGTCATCATTTAGTCCCGTAAAAGTTCTATTATCGTCAGGTTCTAGTGTGTTTTGACGGGGAAAACCCGCATAAGCCAATCAATTGCTTGGCCGTTTTGCACTTGTGAACCGGTTACGCGCAGGATGCGCCACCCAACACACATTGCTTCAGCGTATTTCTCGCAATCAAGCGTGAAGCCGACCCCCGTGGAGTGCCTGCCACCCGTCCATACACCACCTTCAACCTCCACACCAAGCATCCGATCAGGCCACGCAAAATCAAGTCGCCAACGGCGCTTGGGGTGAAATCTGTATTCGCGCATCGGCTCAGGTAGACGCATGGCGCGAACGTGAGTCGCAAACAGTTCTTCAAGATTGCTCATTCGGCCACAGTCCTGCTCTGATTAAGTGGTTCTTGGTGCGCTCATGCGCTTCATTCCAAATCATCTGTTTGGTCACTCGACACAGGCGACCCTGATCCACCTCGAAATGGCATTCGTAACAAAGGGCGGCGACATATTGGTCGGATGCTTTGATTGATCGCCCCTTGCCGTGGATGCTTTGGTTGGAGTGCGCTGCCACTACGGTGCCGTTGTCGATGCCGCATGACTGACAGGACAATGTGCGGCAAAACTCAAGGATGCGCTTGTCTCTGACGTAGGGATATTTATTCAAAGCTGACCCCAAGCTGTTGCGCGGCGTAAGCCTCAACTTCGCCCATGTAGGTTGTGAACTCAGACACGCTCATGTCTGTTGTGCTTCTGCGGCGCGTGACCACCTCCCCACCGGGTAGCGTCACATCTTCACAGACACCAAACTTTCTAGCAAAGTATTCGTGCCACACATCAGATGAGAACTGCTGACCGTTAACCCAAGCATTCGCGGCAATCGTCTTCAGCACAAGCCCCCAATAGCGTTTGTTCTGTTCGCTATTCCTCTTTGTCTCTGCGCTTGTCACGATAAGCCGCAGGGGAGTCCCCGCATCGGCCATCGCTTTTGCGTTTGATCCAACGAATGCCACGAACGTGTTCCAAATGCCGATGTCTCGGAGATGAAACTCTCGGTATAAATGCGTCATAAGTGTCATCCTCGCAAAGTCGCTCAACGTGGTTTGTAGAAGCATTGGAGTAGTACAAGCATTGTTCTCTGCGCGTACACCAACCGCCCATGCAAGAGATCATTCGGTTACCTTAAAGGCGATGCGACCATTAGCGCGATATTCAAACGCCCCATCTCCTGACAGCACCTGATTCATCTTTGCTTGGTTCTGACGTTCACGATAGCGGCGCTGCCTGTCTGCTGCGGTCATCTTCCTGCGCTTTGCGTCCTTGCCTTCGCCCAACTTGTAGATTTTGAGCAAGTCCCGACCGCGAGAATCTTTATCCCACATACAAATGTGCGCGGCTCCGACCTTGTGTAGTTCACGGCAGTAATGCAGAACGGTCACATAGTGGGCACCAACCGCTTCAGCCAATTCCTTACAAGTATGCGTGCCTTCAAACAGCAGTTTGATCAAGTTGGCCTGCATGATTGCATTGACTTTGACAATCTGTTTTTTCTTCTTAAGTATCGTCATGGGAATCCTTTTATTGGATGCGTCTAATGGCTTGCATGGCTGCAATACGCGCGGGACTGTTCTTTGATTCCTGACGGTGGCGCTCTTGCTCGGCAAGGTAACGCGCAGTCTCATCAGCTTGCGACTTGATCACAGGAATGTCTTTAGCCCTTGGTGGAAACACATCACGCCAACCCATCAAAGTCGATTGATCCAATGCCGCATTAGGATCGTGCCCTGCCATGCGTAAGTCATAAAGAGACTTGAGGATCATCTTCTGTGCGCGGTCGGTGAAGGGAATCTTCTTCATCGCTTTTCGCATCTCGCAGAAGCCTTCCCATGCTTCAGGATCAATCCACTCAGGCAGCGCGATCATTGGTTTGCCCTTCAATCTCAGCTTTGATTTGATTGACCTTGGCAATAAATTCGTGTTCCTTCATCTGTACTTTTCCGTACACATAGTCAGAATAAAACCTGCAAAGAGGAATCCACTCAGGATGCAGCTTCAATTCATAGTCAATCAAGTCAGCTTGCTTGCGTCCTGCCGACCAATAGCGGTAATCATCTGCGTATGGATAAGTCCAATCATGCGATGCAAGCATTTGGTGGAACTTGTCGATGGTCATGCTCATTCCTTCACAAAAATGCCCGAAGGCAACAACGTGCCCTTGCGGTCTTTAATCTCATGCCATGCGTGATTCAGGCAATCGATCATGTCAATGTCTAACAAGGCGCACATATTGATGAGGCACACAAGCGTGTCGCCTACAGCGTCTTTGGTGGCGTCTAGGTCGCGTTTGTTGATGGCGTCTGCAAGCTCGCCCATCTCGCTCACTGCCTTGAGGTACTGAGCCTGTGGCGTGCTGTTGGGAATGATCTTGCGGGCTTCGGCCCATCGGATGATTTCAAGCTCAAGAAAGCGGTATTCCATGTCATTGCTCCGATGTGTTTTCTTCGTCAGTGGTTGATGTGACAGGTTCGCACTCACAAAAGCCCTGACACTTAGGGCAGTCGCATTCACCGTGCGTTTGTTGAGAGCAGCGATAGTTCTCAAAAAACTTGTTGCAGTGCTTACATTGCTCCATGCTCACTCCCACAGTGCGCCAAGCGCATAGAGAAGAACAGCGCAGCCGATCAAGCCGGTGAAGACCGCGAAGGCAATGTCGATGAGTTTTTGTTTCATGTCTTATCTTTCAAAGATGCCCCCCGAAGGGGGCGGGTTGGTTACTTGGTGATCACATGACCCCAACGGCCATTGCGATTCGTGATCTTCAAATCCAAAATGCGAACCATGCTCTCAACAACATCCCACTTGATGCCCGCACGCTTGGCATCGGCCTTGGTGATGGAATAGCAGCCCAACTTG